GTGTGAGAATTATGAATGTTGTAGTTGTCAGTGGGCACTTGAATCTGGCGATATTCAGTTCTGCTAAATGTTATGCGGTCCACAGCAGGATCAGCATTGATGTAAAATACACCTGACAAATAACTATTGGGATGTTGATGAACATGATGGAACTGTCCAGTCTTAGTAAAATTAATCCAGCTTTGTGTGATGTAAGGTGTCACAGGATTTTTTGGAGCCACCATTTCCTTCATATAAAAGTTCAAGCTGTTGACAAAAAATTGTTCAAGGTCTTTTAACTTTCTATTATTCTTTAAAATGTAGTTGTCTACGGATGTAGTGTTTCCTTGATTGGGTTTCTGTATGTTTTCCACAGAACCAAACACGTCTAGTTCTTTTTTGTTAAACTCTCGACCTAGTCGAAATTTAACCGCAGTAGTAGGAAACAATTGATACACTTCGGGCAAAGGTGCAAAGTTTTGAACCGGTGGTGCCACTGAAGAATTTGTGGAACTAATTCCAAAAGATACCACTGATCCTATATTATTGTTGGGATCAATTTCGGGTGTTAACGTGATTGAATCTGACATATTATTAATCCTTTTCTGGGTTTAGGTCTCTAGCAATGGCACTTATCATGCTACGTACTTGACTGCCGTTTGATTGAATTTTGGGTTTGCGTATAGATACCCCTTGTGTCGGATCCACATCACGCACTTCGCCGGTTTCAGGATCAGTTGAAGTCGATACTGTACTGGTTCGTTTTAATGTATTATAAATTCCGCCACCGGCTGTAGCATTAGATTTACCTCCACCTTGGCTAAACGATGCGGTATCTTCTTCTCCTGTGTCTGTGATTCTCAGTGTATCTACATTGAAGTCGAGTTCAACTTTTTGTCCAACACCACTGGAACTACGTGTTTTCATAAACTGGATTTGATAACGTCCACGTTCTTTCATAGCACGCGATGTAAAGATACCAATTACATTATCAGCAGTCATAATCTTTGACAAACCTCCCGAAATATGACTGTGATCAAACTCAATTTCTTCTACAGCACTACGATTCAACTGCGAAGCAGTTACCGTAATACACTTGGTTTCCATAGCAAGATTTCTTATTTCTTCTGACACATATTTGTCTTTAATAAACAAATCACTGGGCGAGACCTTAACATTTAAAGGCATCATCAAATCTAGGTAATCTATTAACAAAACGTCGGCTTTTACGCCTGTTTTCACCTGATATTCCTTCAAATAGGCACGAATATCGTTACAATTTTTACCACTGGGCATATACTTGATCTGTAGGTGTCCAGCACGTTTTTCCGTCATTTTAACCTTTAATTCTACATCATCGATATTGCGGAAAATGTCTCTAGTTGGGATACCTGTGGTCATAGAATCTAGCCTCATTGACACTAAACTTTCACTCAACTCAAATGTTAAGTAAATTACGTTTAGTCCCATCAGTGCCCAGTTGACTCCTAGATTTGCCAGGAACAAACTCTTACCACCACCAGATCCGGCACAAAAAATATTCAACTCACCACGGTTAAATCCACCATATAATTTGCGATCAATGCCCGGCCAACCTGTGCTAATTTGTCCATTATTGTTCTTGAGACCTTCTAACCTCTCACGTGGATTGGCAAAGTAATCAGTACCCATGTCACGACTTAAACTGATTTGAATTGCGTCTTTGATTAGTTTTTCAACAGGCCCGTAATCACCTTCTTCTAATAAATCACTGCTACGAATAATCGCACGTTCTAATCCTTTGTGTCTACTAAATGTTTCAAATTCATCCATTAGCCAATCATAGTTTTCTCTGGGCAAGGCCACTGGATTAAAATCACTGCGGCATTGTGCGTTTACAATACTAGCCTCTGGCATGACTTTGTAATCATCAACATACTTGGTTATAAATTCCGCTGGCTCTTTTAATCGTTGATCAAAGTTTTCTGGATCAAAGATATTTTGACAGCGTACAAATGTTTCAGCATCTGATAAAAACATTTCAAGATACAATTTCTGCATCTCATAATCATAGTTTGGTTTAGTCATTAAGGTTCTCTAGTTTTTTCTTCAGTAAATTTATTTTTATCTCTCCCGCGACTCGGTAGTGTAGAATTGTGACTAGCACATACAGTCGTCCATATTTTTTCATAGCATCAGCAACATCTTTGATGTCATTGCCCCAAGGTGGTAGGCTAGCAGACCAATTATTTTTTATTGCCGCGGCCAACATTTTGGCACCGGGTTTATCTCTATCAGGCACAACAATGACTTCTCTGTTCAGCGAATTTATTCTAGCACATTGTACTTCATTTGGTTCATTGTGCATTATGGCACACCCATCTATTGCCAATGCGTCAAACTGTCCTTCAACTAGTATAACATATTTCCTATCATAGGTCTGGTGATCCAAATTAAACACATAGCCGGGTTGAGCATCGGTGAGGTATTTGGGCTTGCCATTTGTAATTTTACGGCCAGTATATCCTACTATTTTGCCTTCGTGATAAAATGGAATAATCACTCTGTCAATGTAGCCTGGTGTTGGACTCCACATAAAATTATCTTTAACAGGGTCAAATCCTCGATCTATAATGTATCTATAAACATCAAGTAATTTTGACTCATAGTCGTCTGGCAATTTGGAATTAGCCCATTCTGTTAATGTCAATGTGCCTTCGGGCAGTTCCACTGTCTGTAATTCAAAGTTTAAAATTTTAGTGGCTTTAGGTTGATCTTCTTTGAACTTAAGAGCAATCAATCCTAACTTACCAATATCTGATTCGTTTATACCTAGCCAACGAAACAGTTGTTTTGTATTGTTTGATATCAATTTGCCTGGAGCCCATCCGGCTTTGAATCCGCAATTAAAACAATGATAACTCCAACTACCATCAGTATTGGTAGTTACTCCACCACGTTTTCTATCATCGGGCTTTTCGCCTCTATGATGACAGCAGACAGCATTAAAGCTCGTCCATCCACTTGGAGTGACTTTTCTTTTTGGAGGCAGGAGAGCTAATAAGGCTGACAATATTTCATTCATCTATATAGTTTAACATCTATATAGGAATTTGTCAAATGATCCGTAGTAAGCAGGGTTATCGTTTTGTGAGTCAGTTGGACCTTTGGCAGGAATATACATCACTTGAATGTAAGTGTAGATGCCATTAAAATTAACATAATCAATTCCGGTAAATCCGTTGTAGGTCAAAGTTTGAATTGTACTGAATTTATTCAAATCATCTGCGGTATTGTTTAGCGTTGCTTGTATATAAACAGTACCAATAAACCCAGTCATATAAAACGCAATTGTGTGTAATGCTGTATTGCTCTTGTATTCTGGATAAGCATATATGGCACGACTTTTGAATTCCCACATCTGTGTTTGCTGATTGTAACTTTGTTGTAGACTAGTTACTTCTTGACTAGGTTGTAGCACAGGGTATATATCATCGGACAAATACAATGTACCATTCATTCCATAGTATGTGTTAGAATATGCTGGAAGATAAGTACCGTCAGTGGGGTCTTGATATTTTACACTATAGGTGTAACTGCTACGATCTAAATTAATAGTATCGCTTTCGGTTAATGTTAGTAGTGCTAGACCTCTTGTACTAGTTGTTACACCATCATCTAAAACAGATAGTTCTTTCTGTATCAACATTCTTTGACTTATGGCATCAAACATAGAAAATACAAATGTTGCGGTATTACTAATAGGGATACGTTTTTGATCACTATTTTTAAACTGTACACGAACTTGATTCTTAATACCTTTTTGTATTTGTAGGTCTCTTTGATACATAACTCTATTAACTCCTTGGACGTCGGGATCCAGATCTAATATTACGTCAAGATTATTTTGGTATAAATAGATTGGTAAACTTTGCATAGCAGTATTTATTGATAATGACCTTCCCAACAACATTCCAAAATAACTATCCGTTCATTTCTTGTATAAAATCTAATGATATAGAGTATGTAGGCATTGTCATAAATTTTGACAACTATGTGGCCAGCATTTACGACATTAGTGTTATAAAAAATGACGAAGAAAAACGACTATTTTTAGAAATGGGGGAAATTTGGTGGTGGGAATCAAATCGCAAGATTCCAATTAACATATTTCTTAAAAAAGAAATGAGTGTGTTTAGACCCGCAATAAAGACTTTCAACAGCAAGGATGTTGAGCTTATTTTTGGTCCTACTGTTAATTTAAGTGAGATTGCGGAAAAACGAATCAAACGCAAATCTATACAACTAGTTAGAAATCCTAGGAGTGTTCGTAGCTAACACCTTCACAGATAAGATTCATCTGTACCACAATGGCCATCGCATAGGCAACTGCGTGTGCTTTCTTAAAATAGTAATCATCATTGGTAGGTTTAATCCAAACCTCAGTCATTACTTTGCTCCAATCTTGCCCTATCAAATGCCGTTTTGCCGGTCGTATCATTGCCAATACTGCCGCAAGTTGTTCTACAGATTTGGGTTTCATCTCTCTTAAAATGCCTCCATGCCCATTAACATGGAACAATAAATCTGTAAACTCGTCTTGTTCTAATAAATCCCACAGTGGTTTTTGTGACATTAATTTTATCAAGTGTTCTTCATTTTTAACGCCTTGATACATACTAACATTAAGAAAATCTATTTTAAAATAACCACGTGATTCGGCAGATTTATAATCTATACTGGCCTGACCTGTTAATGGATTAATAGGAATAGTATGGCAGTATACTCCTGTATTGTGTTTTTTGATTCCGTCGATAGTCGCAGGGACATGTTCAACTATGTTGAGGACCTTGTTTCTATCGGCAAAATCAATATCAATATCCATTGGTTACTTTCATGGTATAGAAACTTCTTGGCATATTTCTCTAACCAAGGCTACATCAGCAGGAACTTCTCGCAATTTTTTCATCCAATAGGACAATTCTAATGCCGGAGAAATCATGTCCAATTGTTCATCACTCATCTTTTGTATCATGGCTTGACCAGATTTAGAATTTAAAATTACCCATGGACTTATACGACCGTTCCTGATATCATGTACAGCCCTGTTTAAACTAACATAAAGAAAATAATGATAAAATTCAGCTTTTTGTTCATCGCCCCATTCCATCATAGTTGTTAGTGTACGCTGTACTGCAGATTCAACTGGTTCTACTTTTAACATCTCATAGAGATAAGTTTCATACAATTCATCTCTACACCAATGATCTAATTTAACACCGCTTCTGATCACGTAGTCAATAAACTTATCTGGATATATAGGATTTACATTATTGATAAAACTACCAAACTTCACAAATGCGTTGTAATAACTGCTGTCAGCAAAGTTATCGTAGGTTTTATTTTTCTTGGCATTTTGTGTCAGTTGCCAAAAACGGTTAAAGGCCATAAATCCAGCCTGTACACGCTTCTCATCTTTTTGTAATGCTCGACGTTTGCGCTCACACATGTGCGCAACCAGAGTCTTCTGTTTCATAAAACTCTTGCCGCAATGTACACAATTGTGAGGTTGTTCTGCTAGTATCATTCAATTCCAAAACGCAATTTAATAAACTGTGCCGCACCGTTTGATGTCATCTGTGTGGCATTTCCGTTGGCACAGATATCAACACATTTTTCTAATAATAGTTTAGAAAAGTTCTCAATCAAATCATTTACCGGGTGTATACTACCTGTGGTATCTTTGACATAAACGCCATCGCCGAACGTAAAAAATCCTGCCTGTTCGGCCAAATCAAAAATCTGTTCATTCATATTCTTTCCTTTGTTTTTTGTCAAAGCCCATACGATCAAATAAATCTTTTTTATCTTCTGGTGTCATCATTTTTGCCATCATTTTAATTTCTGATAGTTTTGTTGCTGGATAAAGTTCAACTAATAATTTTTCAATCTTGTTGGCTTTTTCTTTTAATCCTTGCTTTAGGTATTGATGGTTAACCGGAATACCTGCACCTGTAGCCGCAAACAATTTCCACAGTAGTGCCTTATGATTCTTGCTCAATTGCCAATGATTTTTGTTGACAAGTTCATTGGTTCTTTCTAGAAACCATTCTTGTATATCCCTGTCTCCACTGGCATTGCCAACATATCTCATCAACACATATGGACTAAATGATTTCTTTTCTTCGTCTGTGAGCTTGTCATAAAAATTATAATTTTTATTATCAACACCAGACAATTCACGTTTGATATCAAGCCCCATTATTCTTCCTTTGGTGGAGTGCCGTTGCTATGACGGTCTGTGACTTTTTCCACATCTTGGAATAATCTCTTTTCTTGTGCCGTTAATGTATCTTTATGAGTCTTGCGCGGATTACCACAAGTAGGACATTGTGGATTACCACAATCCATGGCATGATGCTTGACCATTCGATGACTTTCTTTTATAGATTTATCTTGGTCTGTAAATCCATGTTGTTTGGCAATTTTTACCTGTTTGTTTATAGCATTGGTATCTTTGTGTCTACGAGTAGAGTTTTTAATTTTGTCGTCTTCGGTGCTCATACTATTCCTTGCTAAGGTGATATATTATTTTAGCACGTTCTAGTGCTTCATGTAAAGCAGGATTTGTTTCAGCGGCTCGGCGTATTTTACCCCATAAGTCTGCTTCTTTTAAATGTTCGTGTAATGGACGACCGTCAGGTGTTCTACTGTCATATAAATCTCGTTCTGATGTGCCAGGCAGTCTTTGATATATTGTATTACCGTTGTCGGGACTTTCGTAGATATGTTTGTTCATAAACGGTTTACCAGCACTTTGTATAATCAACCAATTCACTCTGACGGCTGACTTCTTTGACAAAATAAGCACACGTAGGACGTGAGCTATTATCTAAAGGAGTACATAATAATTGTCCTGGACGCATTTTTGGAAAGTACCATTTGACATCTTGATATACATCAATGATATCAATATCAAGAAATTCAGGCCTAAACCCACTGATAGGATTAAAGCAAAATGTTTTAAACCCGCGGTCATTTAAACTTGTCAATGGTAATACCTCCATGGCAGGACCTTCGGGGTCTCCGACAATGGTACACCAGTCCAGCGGCATTGTTAACTCATTCTCTCCAATTTTTAGTACCACAGCAGGTCCTGTAAAACTTTCTAAAAATATCAGCGGAATAAAAAAATAATCTGGATTTGAACTGTCTGAGTTATCTAGTACAGCAAATCTTAAATCGTCATCTATCTCGTCAGGTAATTCATTGAGATAAAAAACTTTATCATCTAACGTAAGTATTTGCATTATTGGTATTTGACCTTTTATTTTTACAAAATTTTATATGTCTTGCTGTTACACTTGTTTCTTTACAGGTAGGACATATATCAAATCTTTTTTGAGGACCTTTCAATCCTTTCATACTTTCAGACATTTTCTTTTTGGTTTCTTCAGAATGTTGTTTTCCGGTCATTCCAGCACTATGTCCTATCTTTCCTTTTTTTATTTTTAATTTATGTTCATCACTCTTAGGTTTACCCTTCCAATAATTAGATAATAACATTTTTCTTTCTTCAGTACATGGACCAATATTTTTCCCTTTGTTCCACGGTGTTTGTCCTTTCTTTTTTAGAGACATTTTTTTCTTTGTCTCTTCAGAATGTTTTTTTCCTGTTCTAGCTTCAGATATGCTTTCTCTAATTTTTTTATATTCCCAAGAATTAAAATCTCTTTGTTGAAGTGGTGAATTTTGTATAAACTTCCCCAATGCAAAACTCATCAATCTTTTATTGTTACCTGTTGTAAATTTTGTTAATAACAGATGACAAATAAAGTGTTCTCTAGCAGTAAGTCTTACTAAATTATCAGTACTATCAGATCCTCCTAAACTTTTTGGAATAATATGATGTATTTCAGTATAACCTATTGTATTTCTAATTTTAGCAGAATTTACAATATTTTCATACCATTGTTTGTATTTGTTTTCTAAAAATTGTATCATATGTATTTTACTTTTTGGATCGTGTAGTTGTATTTAGCCTCCTTGTAAAACTTCTTCCTCTCTGTTAAATGCCGTTTGGCATATTTTGTTCCAGCTGTTAGGTCCCAGATCTGTACGAAGTCTTTGTCTTCTGCTTTTCTAATACCCCGCCCAATGCTTTGTATAACCCTGACAAAGCTCTTTCCGGGCTCAAGAAGAACCAGATTAAAAATACGAGGAATATTAATACCCACAGCGGCCACACCGTAAGTCGCCACAATAATCTTGTTATCGCTTGTTTTAATTTCATCATATTCTTCTTTTCTATCTTTGGTTTTAACAGCACCAGAAATAAACACACAGTCGTTTAATTTTTCTGTGATCATTTTTCCTGATTCAATTCTATCAACTAGTACCAATGTATTTCCTGTTTGACTGATCTTGTCAATGACACTGATCAAGTAATCTATCCTGGTTTCATCAGTGACAAGATATTTTAATTCTTCAGCATAACTTCCAAACTCTTTCCACTCAGCAGTTTGAATGATATTTACATGACAGTTACTCAACACACCTTTTTCTTGTAAATCGGCAGCACTAACACGCCCGACAACATCGCCTAAACTGACCTTGATATTTTGGAAATTTATGTCTTCTTTTGGTACTGTTCCTGTTAGTCCCCAACGTATAGGAGTGTGGCGCAAATTTTGTGTAAGAAGTTTTTTAAGTACATCAGCTTTGGCCATATGCACCTCATCTACCATGACAGTTTCTACGCCTTCTAAAAATTCGGCTAGCGTTAACATTTCGCTGTCATGATCAAAATCCTTGGATTTTTTGTCTAAAATATTGAGACTTTGCCAGGTACAGATAGTATGTGTTCGACCTAACTCTTTTCTATCGCCATAGTAGACACCTACATCTAGACCACAATTAACAAAATCTTCTTCAGTTTGTTCTACCAAACTTTTGTTAGGAACAATGGTTATTGTTCGACCATATTTTTCACAGATTTTACTCAAAGTTGCGGTGGTAATTGTTTTGCCAAATCCTGTGGCAATTTCTTGAATACACTGAGGATGTTGTAAAAATTTATTGATAACATCAACTTGATCATCTCGCAAACGAATCAACTCGCCCTCAAATCTATGTCCTTTGGGCCATGTTTTTTCTCCCCAAAAATCCTCAGAAATTAGGTCAAATTCCAAGGCTGGACTGGTGCGCTGATCTTCAACTTCAATATAGTAATTTTTTGATTCTAGATACTCAAGCACAGGACCCAACATGTTAAGATATGTGGTGCCACCAATGCCAAAAAAACTTACACTTCCGTCCCATCGACCCAACTTGTAGCTGGGTCTAAACCTCGCAGTGGGGTCTTCCAGCTTGAATTTTTTGACCAAGGCCTTACGAACATCGAGATCGAGATTATCAATCTTGACATTGACTTCATCTTTGATTATTACTTTACATGTCGGCAAGATGCAGATCCTTAATTAATTTGTTACTTGTATAGTATACAACATTTTGACAGTTTTTCACAAATTCTTTGACAGTATAATGTACATTCCAGTAACCTAAATTGATTACTGAATTGATTTGTATTTTGGATTTTATCAAAGGTTTAGGTAACTTGGTACAGATAAAAATAAATTTGGTTTTGTCAGACACGGGACTATTCAACTGGTTATTTTTGATAAAATTATTGAATTTTTCGCCAGTGTCTGACGGCAATCTAAACATCACACTCATGTCTTGATTGGTGTATCCTTCTTTGATCAAGAACTCATACATTGTTTGTAATTTTTCTAATTCTGACCCTGCTGGCACTATTATAAGGCACGGATCAAGATATTTTAAAACTGGATTTAACGATGCGATTTCATTAATTTCACTGTCAACGGCCAAAGATTTAGAATGTTTTGAATTTAATAATAATTTAAAAATACAATCCTGAGAATCTATAAATTTTTGAATGGTATCGTCCCAATTGTTAATTCCGGCTCTTTTAGCTTCTATTACTGATGTTAATATATCTGTGGTAGTAAGTGTTGGAACATATGGAGATACATTTTTATAAACTGGAATACCATTTTCTAATACCAATGATGGTATAAATTCTTTAGAATTGTCAATTATTGATTTTGTTTGATCAAACAGATCTTGAAGTTCGTTGTCAACTACAAAAGGGAAAGATTCTTTTAAGGCCATACAAAAGCCAATCGAAAATTCATTTAGTTCAATTAACCAAGATTTTGTTTCTTTGTTAAAAATTGACGAATTTAACCGAGAT